TAGGTAGCTTAGAAAGTTATTTAATTGTATTGTTTCTAAACCTACCAGTTCACTACCGCATAGGTAGCTTAGAAATGAAGCGATAGCAGCATCAACTGTTGACGCATGTTCACTACCGCATAGGTAGCTTAGAAATTTTTTGTTATTATTTTTACTGCCTGACCTTGGTTCACTACCGCATAGGTAGCTTAGAAAGCCCAACTCAACGGGATATGTAAGAATTACATCGTTCACTACCGCATAGGTAGCTTAGAAATAAAAACCCTGGATTAATCCTAAAAGTTGTCAGTTCACTACCGCATAGGTAGCTTAGAAAATTGTTTATACATAAACTCAGGATAATTCGGGGTTCACTACCGCATAGGTAGCTTAGAAACTTAGTATCAATGCGACTTCGCCCTGCAAATGGTTCACTACCGCATAGGTAGCTTAGAAAGCATCATTAGCGCGGGCTTGGGGCAAACATATGTTCACTACCGCATAGGTAGCTTAGAAAACTGTACTGCACGATAACAGCACTTTAATTTAGTTCACTACCGCATAGGTAGCTTAGAAATGATTACGAGGGGAGGGTATTGGTATGCCGAAGAGACGCACACGGAGTAATTACAAAATCGACCAATATCACTCAATATCGCACAAAATAACGAATTTTTATTTTGTTATTTTTCAATATTCGCCAATAATGCACATTATCAAACAACAACAGTGTGTCAAAATTGTGTCATGCCAACTATTACCAAGCGCGGTAAATCTTATTATGTTCAGGTCAGAAAGAAAGGCGTATCCAAGTACGCCACTTTTTCGTCCAAAGCGCAGGCCCAGAACTGGGCAACGCAAATCGAATCAGAAATTAACAACGGCACGTTTGAAAAATTGCCAGACAAAACTTTTGCCCAAGCCATAGAACGCTATAAAACCGAAGTTTCCCCTACAAAACGTGGTGAACGCTGGGAAATCATTCGTTTGAACGCTTGGTTAAAACTGGATTTTGCTTATTACAAAATACAGGACGTGACCACACCTGTACTCTGTGCGTGGCGTGATGCGCGATTAAAAACCGTTCAAAACAGCACTGTGAACCGCGAGTTAAACCTCCTATCGGCTGTTTTTGAGCAGGCGCGACGTGAATGGCAGTGGATTAAAATCAACCCAGTGCATGATGTTAAACGACCTGCCAATCCTCAGCATAGGGAACGGATTTTTACTGACATGGAACGTGATGCACTTTGCGCTACGTTGGGTTATGTTGAAACTGAGGCGGTGGAAACCAAAAAGCAAATTATTGCCGTAGCGTTTTTATTTGCGCTAGAGACCGCAATGCGGCGTGAGGAAATCACTGGACTAGAATGGCATAGAATTGATTTAAAACAGCGGTTTTTGTCGTTACCCTTGACCAAAAATGGCGATGCGAGGGAAGTGCCTTTAAGCAAACGCGCGATTGAGTTATTAGAGAAATTAAAGCCTTATCCAAAGCCGTTTAGAGTAGATAAGGACGTGTTAAGTTCGCTATTTCGCCGCGCTTGCTTGAATGCCAAAATCGAAAACGCCCATTTTCACGATGCGCGTGGCACAGCTTTAACCCGCCTTTCAACAAAACTTCATGTTTTGGAGTTGGCGCGGATGGTTGGACACCGTGACCCACGCAGTTTAATGATTTATTATCGGGAACGGGCATCTGAACTGGCTTTAAAACTTGATTGATTTCACCAATAAAAAAGCCCCGTCTCATTCACTGACACGGGGCTTTTTTTTATTCATTCGGGTTTATGCGCAAGATTTACATATCATCCAGCAAATCAGGTTGATAAGAATGCCCCATTTTCTGAGCCAATTCTTCTTGCAGTGAAGTCAAAAGTTTACGCTCTGCCACAGCTTCCACTTTCAGCTTAGTTCGGGTAATCGCCAACAGATTACGCAGATTTTGCTGGTTATCCTGAACATGGGATTTTTTAACCGCAAAGCCTTTGGTTTCATAATCATGCAGCGCATCTGCCCATTCTTCCTGCAAAGAAAGCAGGTATTCAGCGGAAGTTTGATTTTTTCCTGACCCCATCACATGACCAATGCTGATTCTGGCAAGGTATAAATAAACGCGCTTAAGCATGATAAAAACCGTTTCTTTTTGTGCATCATCCGTGCAAAAAGTGGCGATTTTTTGCGGTTTATCTGAGCAATTGCTCGGCAAAAGGCTATTTTTTGGGGCATATTTGCACGGCGGCTGCACGATATTTCCCTCTTCCAACATTAATGTGCCATAAAAAAACACATTGTCATCAGTCAGTAGTTTTATTTTTTGCCGCCGCCAGTCCATTCCAAGTTGGTCAATTAATCGACGCATGGAAATAAATTCAGTATCTCCTAATGTGTAAGTTAAATGGGCACGGTTATCAAAGTGCATTACGCCAGTCAGTTTCATTTCAGGTTCGTTATTCATGCTGTTTTTCCTTTGCAAAGGGGGTTAAAAAACAGCTTAATAATAACATAACCTATTGATTTTTAATTATTTTTTATTGTTACCTGTACAAAAAACAAAATAGTATCATGCTTTGTTTGATGTACAAAAAACATTTTTATCTACAAATCGTCTCACAAGGAACGCCATCGTGATTGCGATCTAATTTAGACAAGCCACAACTGTTCAAATAAAAATACGCCTCCTCGCAACTATCCATATCGCCGCACACATTTTTTGAACCGCATGAATAATTATTTTTAACCGGCGTTGTTTTCTTGGCTTTTTTAACTGGCTTATCTGAAAAATCATATTCAACCGATGCTGCTGCATTTTGTGGAACGCGATTCGCTTTAGGTGAAAGCGCAGAAAAAGAAACAGTGACTTTTCTGTCAAGCAATTGTGGATTAGTTGAACATTTCTTGCATCCCCAAAGTTGATAATCTGTTTGAACAATGTAATCACCAGAATAAGGTAGATTTTTAATAACATCATCAGGATTGCACCATTCTTCAGTGCATCTAATATCATTAAAACTCCCATCTAACTTTAGTATTCGCCAAACCATAACATCACCGCTAACGGAAAATGACTGCCCTTTTTTTAGGCGGAATTTAAAATATTTATCCCCATTTACTGTCCCAGACCATATTGCAGAAAAACGACCTTTAGAGAATTTAATTCGTTCTGATTTTGCATCTATTCTGTTTGTCATAACTTCTGGAGAAACATCCTCGTAAAGCGGCTCAGGTTTTGTCTGTGGCTGTTTTATCAGACCCGCACAACCGCTCAACACCCCTACCGCCATCAACATCAAAATTAATCGCATTCTTTATTCCCCTTCAGGTGTTTTTAAAGCTTCGCAAGGAATGACATTGGCAAGCGTGTTTTTGATAAGTGCCAAAAACTCATCCTCAGTTACAATCATTGCACCATTTTTTGCCGCCTTTTCTATTTTCTTTTCACTCGCGTTATAGCCACAGCATAAAAAATCCATGTAATCTGTCGCTGAAGCACAAACCTTCATACTGACTTCAGTTGCCAATACGGTTAAGCGTGCTTTATCGGCGGCTTTAAAGCCTGTAAAGTGAATTATAGGAGCAGTGAATGACGCGGGGATTTTATCTGGGTTTTTTTGCCAATAAGCCAATCGTTCAGCGCATTGGGAATCATCTTCTAAGCGTTCAATGATTCGGTCAGTCCTAAAAGTTTTTAGATGATTAGCAGCAAGGCAAAACCCATAAGAATAATCGCCTTTTTCGCTCAAATTTTTTACGGTATGCACTGATACATTCTTCTGAATATCAAAATAAATAAATGTCACACTCATTCTTTATCCCCTTTTAGGTGTTTTAAAACAACATCTAGTTTTTCATTAGTTTCTTCCCGAAGCTGTTCGATTTTTTCAAGCAGTCCATCTTGATTGTTTGGCGTGTTCTTATCAATCATTGAAATTATTTCATCGTTAATCGAAGTCCCCTTTTCTTTGGCTATCTGAGCCAGTAGCAAATGCTTTTCTACTGGAATTCGCAGTGAAAATTTAACTCTTTCTGACATGGTAGTATTTTTTCCTAATAAGATTATTGACTTCAAAATGACTTCATGGTTTAATGCCTTTGACTTCAAAATGACTTCAAAGGAGTTAAAAATGAAATCAAAATCTAAGTCAAGATTTCCGCTAAGAATACAGGATAGTTTAAGGAATTGGCTAGATGATGCGTCAGAAAAAAACGGTCGCTCATTACAACGTCAAATCACCTTTATCCTAGAAAAAGAAAAAGCCTTGAGTGCAACGAACACCCAAGGCTTAGATGTAAAACCTACACAAAACTAAGGAGTTACACCATGAATACTAACACACCCACCGCGCCCGTGCCACAAGCCGCCGCGCCTATTTTTACAATCAAACGCACCTTAAAAGGCAATGTTTTTAATAAATTCATGCCGGACGCAGTAAATATTTATACAGGAACTTTGTCAGACTTGGCTTATAGACTTGAGGTTCAGGAAAACGGTCTATTAGCTGAAGCAAAAACTATTGATGAGCTTCTGGCGATTTTGGGTAGCGATTTTGAGTTGGATTCTACTTCACAGCCATCACGCATTGTTTTTGATGATGAAGCCACTGCCATTTTTGACACAGCCGGCACAATTGGTTTTGGCTCAGATTATAAAAAACTGCCCTTAGTTTGCGGTATTTTTAAAGACCGACTCAAGGGCAAGGAATTTATCGCCTTTGATAATACCACTGGCGATTTTTGGGTTGAAAGTTTTAAAACCCGTGACGAAGCGGTTGCGTGGTGTACTGACAAATCAGTGCATGTCGGAGAAAGAGTTACAGAACAAGAACGTTTATCAAAACGGCTTGTTACACTCAAAAATCTAGTTGATTTGAATCATCCAAAAATCAAATCTTTGCCTGCTGTTAGCCAAGCCTTTTTTCAATACAAAGTTGAAAACAGGATTGTTGGAGTTCAAAACTCGCTTGAAGAATTGAAAGGGGTGTGAAATGAGTCAGTCATCCTTATCCAACCAACGCAATACTAAATTGCAAAGGCTGTACGAAGAATTGGTCAACAGTACCAATGCGTTCAAAGGCATTCAGGACATGCTTGGCTATCAGTACGAAAACGCCCTGCCCTCTGAAAATGTGTTTTATACACTGGGTGGCTTAATCAAAAATCAAGAACGGATTTTGCGCAAATTAAACAAAGCCGTTTATGGGGAGGTGTGACATGGCACAAGCAATTATTAATCGCCCGGTGTGCGAAAAAAACTTCACCATTACCCCTAACGTTTTGTTTAAACCCGCGACCATCGGCTTAAACCGCAAAACCCGCTGGTTTATTTCAGTGCCTGAACGATTCTTGGATAGACAACCGCAAGCTGTTGTTTTAACGCCAGAACCTAAAAACCCTGAACAGGGAAACCCAGAACAGGGTTTTCAGGGGTGCTTTATAAAGAATAAGAGTACAGAAATAACTCAAAAAACAACAAACGAGCCTGTTGTCGTTTCTTTTGAGGTTGAAAAAGAAATTGCGGTTGATTTGCCAGCGGCGATTAATGTCGCGCCTGTCAAAAAAGAACTTAGTCTGCTGTCAAAAGCACAACAAGTTTTTGCGTTAAGCGTGTGGGTTAACACCATGAGCAAAGGCGTGGTTAGGAATCCGATTGCGCTGGCGATTGATTTTGCCAGAAAAGCAAAAGACGGCACTTTATCCGCCCCTGTGGATAAAGCTGTGGACAAAGTTGTGGATAAAAAAGCAAAAGACGCGCTGAAAAATCAGCAGCTTGCGGCGATTGTTAAACGCAATAAGTCGGCAATTTTAAAAGAGTTAGATGCCAAGTATTGTGTGCTGATTAAAGGTTTCGGGAACTTTACCCGTGATGATTTACGCAAGTTTTTGGAGGTGTGAGATGGGAACTTTTGATATTTTTACAGGTAAATCGGTTGAAAAAGTAATGATGGAAGTTGTTGATTCTGGTGTCGCCGAAGCCTGTGGAATCATGGCTTTATTTGAATGCCCTGTTTGTCATACACAATCTGATTGGCTTTTGTGCGAATCATACGAAGAAGTAGAGCAAGGCGTTCAATGTGAACCATGTAACTTAAAACAAACACCAATTGTTTTAAGTCCTTTAGATGCTGAGGTGTGAGATGAATGAATTTAACAAAATAAAAAACGGCATCCTTGGTTTCGCGATGATTCTATTGGCTGTCTCGTTAGCGGTGGCGGTGATTACCGCTGAACGGCAAACAGCCGTTGAAATGGGTGTGAGTATTTGGCAGAAATCTTTTAATGCGCATATTGCGACAACAGTTGCAATCCTGACTGCCATTGTTATGGCGGTTATTGTTGCCTTAAAAAAGCTAGGATTAACACGATGGTTATTTGCAGGTGTCCCTATTGCCTTGATTGCCATTGTATTTGAGTGGGCGAGTTTCTATGCCTATTTTGAGGGCATGGGCAAAGACTATTCCGACAAGCAAAAATCAAGCTCAATATCCAAGCAAGCATTGGATGCCTCATTCCAAAAATTAAATCCGGCATCGTTAGCGATTGAAATTGATGGTAGTGGTAGCGAGGACAATGAAAAAGCATTGGAATTAAATAAGCAATCCGCGCTGGCAGAAAAGGAATTGATTAAATGCAATAACGTTAAAGGCTGGAAAACAAAACGCGCTTGTCAAACTAAATGGGAGGCTAATTTAGCAAATTCAAACAGGCAATTGGATGGGATTGCTAATTTACAAAATGAAACGCATTTGAAACATTCCGAAAAAATTGCAGAGGTACAGGCGTTAATTAGCTTGCGCAATATTGCAAAGAAAGAGGAATTAAATCAAATACCTTATCCGCAGTTTGATATGATTGAAAGCCAGTCCTTTGCATTTAAAATAGCGGCAGGGGCAATTGTTTTCTTGAATTTAACTTTGTTTTTTGTGGGCTTTGGATTAATCGGGTTTAAATTGCATGATAATTTAGATTCAGAAAATATTACGTCTCATTCATATCCACGCCCTGCCCCTGCAATGGCAACCCGCAGCAATGCCGGATCATGGCGTGATGGAACCCAAAGTGGGTGGTCAGCAATGTGGAACAAAGCAAAATCCGCGCTAAGTAAAAATACTGCGACTGCGTTTGCGCCAAGCCATTCCCCTTCTCACTCCGAGCCTGAACAATTCACTGGGCATTCTGAGCCGGAACACGCTCAGGAACACGTTCAGGAACCCAAGAAAAGAACCATCGGATTTGCGCCTTGGGAGGATGATTTAATGACCGTTTCTGAACCTGAGCTGACCGTTTCTGAACCTGAGCTGACCGTTTCTGAACCTGAGCTGACCGTTTCTGAACCTGAGCCGACCGTTTCTGAGGAAGAAAACGAGAGAAAAGAACGACTTGGGCGTGTTGTTGACCGTGCTTTAGCAAGAAAAATAACCGTTTCTGATAGTGACCGTTTCTCTTTAGAAACGGACGAGGGTTTCTTACCAGAAACGGTAGAAACGGTGGGGCTGTTTCCAGAAACGGTAAATTCACAAAAACGGTCAGAAACGGTCAGAAACGCGCGCCGTTTTTTGGCTAGAAACCGTCTTAAAAAATCACCTTTAAAAAGACTTTATGGTTTTAAAGAATGGCGAAAAGGGCGGGGGAAATCTGACGTTTTTGGCTATGAAAAACTGGTGACTGAAATCCAAAACCCAAAATCTAGCCTATTTTGGCGCGGCAGAATTACTCTAAAACGGGTTATGCCATTTTGCAATTGCGCTTATCCTAACGCGGTTAAATTAATCGAAAGATTAAAACAAGACGGTTATTTGAATGGAGAAGGGGAGGTGAATCATGGATAGAGAGTATCTTCTTTGGGTTTCAAGGGTTTATCTCTCAGAAGCAAAAGCACGGAAAAAAAAGGATAGGGGCTTTAGTAACTTGCTTCTAAATTGGTCAATAAATGCAACAAGAAAAGCTATTGAATTGTATTTATTAAAACAACCTGTTTTAACTCATGCTCAGAAAAAACCATCTCAATTAATGCAGTTTGATTTATTTTAAAGGGGTTGAAAAATGACTGAGGTTGAGCAATTAAAAGCCTTATTGGAACGTGTTTTAGATATTTACGGGCATAAATCAGTTGATATTAAACATAGTCCGACATCAATAAAAGCAACTGAATTAAAAAGTGAAATAAGAAAGCAATTAAATAAGGAGAAGTAAGAATGCAATTTGAGAGTTATGGTTTATCGGTGTATATATGTAAAAAATGCGGTAAAAAGATATATTACTAAATATTGCGCCGCCCGATAAAAAGGGCGGTTTTTAAATAAAGAAGGTATCAATGAAATGAAATTAAAAATATATTCATCTTCTATATATTGGTCTTATCCAACAAATAGACCAGCTGGATATCCCAAGGTATTGGCATATCAAGTAATACAGTCTTTTGACAATAGGGTTGTTACAAAATTTCCAAAAATTGAAAATTTAATGAAAACTCACAAGAGTTCTCTACCCCGCGGTTATTGTGTAGGCTGGTCAGCTCTTAATCCGCCACCAGCATTGCGCTCAGATGAATTTCGAGCTGCTGCGCGGTTGCGTGGATTAAAAAAAAGACTATTAAAACGTGTGCCTCTTTTTTTTGATGAGTTTTTTGAGCGTGAAATTGAGGAAAACAGCGAGTATTACACGGGTACTTTAGATGCTAATACTTTAAAATTCCGCGCTGAGATACAAGTTGAGTATGAAAAGTCAAAAGAACTTGCAAAAACTAACGCATTGGTTGTTGAATTTGAGTGGTGGAAGCACAAATTGTAGTTTGTGAGAGCTATGATTGTTCAGTGTGTATATGTAAAAAATGCGGTAATTTGAATCCGAGGTTAAACATTAAAATTCCTTTTTTTAAGCTGTTTAAGGCGGCTCACAACCGCCTTTTTTATGTGCTTTGAACCCAATCTTCCTGAAAAAAATCCTCCACCAGCTTGACCGTAGTTTGCGCAATGCCACGCCGCCCACAATGATTGCACACGCAATAATTCACCGCCAGCGTCTCTCCCTTACTTTTATGCTTAAGTTTTGGTGGGCGCGTTAATGCAGTCATGGGTTTGTCGCAAGCAGGGCAGGTTAGGCGCATGATTTTTCTCACAATTCGTAAAACCAGCATTATAGCAACTGCTAACACAAAAGATTTGCTGTTATATCTTAAAAACAACTTTTTTATTCGCCGGCAAAAAATCACTTAGTTCTTCAAATTCCTGCATATACGGCACAAGTTCGTCTTCGTAAAACATGGTTCTGATTTTATCCAAATCGCCTGAGCCGCCAGTATTTTCTGGCATCATACCCGCTAATTCGGGTCGGATACGCCACGCACTACACACTTCTTTTTTGCACGCATCACGCAATTTGCTATAGTCGATATTAGTGGTGTCACCGATGGGGATTAATTTAATTAACTTATCAATGTCGCCCGCAGGAAAACCAATGTGCCGCGTTTCAAAATTGCCCAAACCCTTAATGCTTTTAACCTTATCCTTTACCGTTCCCTCATCCTTCGGCATTAATCCGCTTGTGACAAGTAAATGCCCCGCATGACCGCCATTTTTAAAAAAGCGGCGGGGGAAAAGCACCGTTTGTTCATGTAGGAGGATGCTGTGCAGCGCACCGTACCAATAAGGGATTCCATAAAGCTGTTGGTCTGGCGAGTAATCATGCCAATGCCAAATGTCACCGGCGGCAAACCTTATCAGGCTGCCGTGTTCATTTAAATAGCCGTATTCAGTTTCTGACACGCGCCGCATAATCGCCGTGGGGATGTGCTGTGTAGCGACCACCACGCCTGCAATATTGCGTTTTAAATACAGGTACGCATTGCCGAATACATTGTATTCATACGCCATATTTATGATGGTTTTTCTGGCAACGATGTCATTCGGAATAAAATACTTGGACAGCATTTTGGCTTTAAAATCTGCCAATGTGCCATGATACGGGTTAGCAAAAGTCAGGCTGAGTAAACCGCGATTGGACACGGGCGGCTGGTAATATTCGCCCCAGTTGTTGTAATAAAGTCCCTTATAATCGCTTAAATGCGTAATATCAACAGCAGACGCAGGGTCGCCGAAGTACAGGTTAATTAATGGTTCGTTTTCCATAATTTACTCAAAGAAGAAATTGCTTAAGCGGTTTAAGTTAAAAAACGGTTCAGCTTTGTAAATACCTAATGCGGTTCCCCAAAACTCATCAGCATGGCCCGTGGTTTTGGTGCGATTGCTCGCATAAGTGATTTGATTGCTACGTTCGGTCACGGCTTGGTACACGGTCATGCAGGCAAGCGGAAATGTTATATCGTTCTCGTCGTACTCAAAGCGTTTTTCCAGCAACACGCTTTGGAATTTTTGCACCAAGGCGGTTTTTACTTCAGGCGAAAACTGTACTTTTTCCGTGCGCGGGTAAATCACTTCAATGTAATCGGCAACGTAATATCCACTGCCTGTAATATCCACTGCCAAGTTTTCAACGTTAAATTGATTAAGTACATGTTCCATGCGCTGACACTGAGCCGGGGCTTTTACACCGCGCCAATTGTTTTTCTGCAAAAGCCTAAATTTGTCGTATTTATCCGCTGGCTTACTCAAAACAATGGCACTGGCATTATCGCCCACGCCTGCCACGTCATAGCCAATCGTCACCGGTCTATTGCCGTAAGGACGGTCAGCAAGCTTGTCATAATCTACCCATGTTACGGTGTCTACAGCACAAGCTAAAATATTCGACAGCTTAAATACGCTAGCAGTATCATCAATAAATTGACATTCAAACAGGCATGGGAACATCAACGGGTCGGTTTCCATGCGCAATTCGTCAATGTCGATTAACGGTTCGCCCGTTTCGAAATCATTGAACCCCCACTCGACCACATCATGGATAGAAAAAGCGAACCGCCACCAACCGTCACCGTATTTTTTGCCTTGCTTTAAAACCTCTTTATCCGAAATATCAATTTCTATCTTTTGTTCGGGCGGACGGTTTTTGTTGTACCAATCACCTGACCAATACGCATAAGCAGGATGGCTAATGGCTGAGGGTGTGCTGATTAATGTCCGTTTAAATTTCTTTTGCGTTGCCATCTTAGAGGACACTTCAAAAATAGTTTTAAAGTCGCCACGCAGCCAAAACGCTTCATCCAAATAGTAGTTTCCTGACCGACTTTGAGCCGAAAACGCTTGTGGGGATAAGAAAAATATTTCAGCTTTATTGCTTAAAATACACGGATTACCGGCGATTTCTACATCAAAATATTTCAACGCGATAATTGCCATGTAGCTTTTGAATATTTCTGCTTGTGCCACCGTCGCACTGAGGAAAATCTGATTTTGCCCAGTCATTGCCGCGCTTTCAAACGCTTCAAACGCCAAGCCGAAAGAGCCACCGACTTGACGCGGCTTTAAAATAAAACGACTACGGCGAGTAGCGGGGTCTTTGCCCGCGTCATAAATAATCTTTTGATGCGTGTAAAGGCGGTTGTTGGCATACCAGTCAAACTGTTCCTGCGTTAAATCATCAACAAAGTTTTTGCGTTTCTTGCGCTGATGTTTTTCTTTGGTTTCTTGGCGGTTAAACGTTTGTTCACGCTTTAATTCCCGTGCCAATTCAGCATCTTCAAATTTAATAATGATGGGTGCTAAACGCTCAATTTCCTGCCATTGCTGTGGCGTTTTGTCCTTAATATCTATCAGTCGGTTGTACTCGCGCGTGGTGCGTATTAATGCTGACTCAGGTTTTAACTGCCTATCCCACTCATATTTATCACGCCATTGGTACAAGATACGCACATTATTAAGCCCACATAACGTGACAATTTCGGACGCAGGCGTACCCAGCAAATATTCTTTGCGAGCTTGTTCAATAATTTCATCAGAGTATTTTGCTGCCATACCTGACAGTTTCAATCTGACTTGTTTTTTTTAAAAGTGGCATGGTTTCTATTTATCGGATATAGAAACCGTGCGGGTTTAATTGGTTTTTTTTTGCGCGTAGCATTAAGCGCATGAACAAAATTAAATCCAAAAACTTAAAGGCAGGCGTAAATTTAAGCGGCGATAAAGGTCATGTAGACCTGTATTTGCTGGGCGAATTTGGCTGGGAAATAACCATTGAATCGGTGATTGAAACGTTGCAAGGCTACGAAAACGTGGAAACCATGACCGTTTATATTAACTCAATTGGTGGTAGTTTTGACGCAGGATTGCCAATTATCAATTATCTGAATAATTTACCCGCTGAAAAAACAACCTGCAATCTGGGTTATGCCTTGTCGATGGGTAGTTTGGTTTTAATGGGCGTTAAAGGCAGGGTTTTAGCCGCGCAAAATTCATTGATTATGATTCACCGTGCTCAGGGCATGGTGTTTGGTGATGCTGAAGAAATGCGTAAAACAGCTGGCGTTGTTGAAAAGCATGAGCAAGCGGTTATTCCAATTTATCAGGCGCGTTTTGCCGAAGATATAGATGTGTTTGCAGTGATGCAGGCAGAAACATGGTACACAGCGGATGAAGCGTTAGCAGCGGGGTTAATTGATGGAATTGTTGACCCGATTGACATTAAGCAGCTTGATAAAACTTTGCCAAAAAACGCTTGGCAGCACGCAGTTTCTGCTTACAAAAATATGCCCGTGGAGTTACGCACCCGCGCTGAAAGTTATGCGGAAGTGAGTAAAAAAGGGCTTTTAACCAAGATTTTAGACGCAGTCGTGGGCGAAAATCCACCGCTGATTATCCCTGAAACAGAAGAGGATGTAATGACAAAAGAAGAATTAGAAGCGGCTTTATCAGCGAATAATGCCCAGCTTGCCGCAACGATTGAAACAAACGTGGTTGCCAATCTCAGTGCAGAATTTGAAACCAAGCTGGCAGCGGTTAAGCCAAAATCTGAAGATGAGGTTAAGGATGCTGAAATTGCGCGGCTTAAAGCAGTTTTAGCTGAAAAATCAGCGGTGTCGAAAGATGACGAGATTGCGCAATTAAAAGCCAATATTGCTGCATTAAGTACGCCGCATAATCCAAAGACTATTCCGTTTAATAAGGGTGATTCAGAGGATTCTGAACAGGATGATTGCTAATTATGAAAACCGATAAAGCGGTAATTACGCTCAATAAAATTTACGACAAAATCGACCGCATTTACGGCAAAAACGCGGGGGAATTAATCCGCGCGGGTAAAGTCGTTAATGTTGCACCTACGATTCAGCAAAACTTAGAACACAAGGTGCAGCAAAGCAACATATTTTTGAACGATATTACGGTACGGGGTGTGCGTGACATAAAAGGGCAAACTGTTGGTTTTGGTCGCCCTGGCACATTGCGAAAACGTACAAGCGCGCAAAATTCGACAACCCCTGCCTTTGGTAAACGCCGTCCTTCAAATCCGACAGGACTTGAAGACAGGGGTTACGAATGCAACAACTTTGAATCAGACCCGATATTGAGTTGGGATATTTTAGACGGCTGGGCGCATTTGCCGAATTTTTATGCTGAATACTTGAGCAGCATTTCTGTGGCGCGTTCAACCGATATTTTAAGCGTATTGTGGAACGGGCAGTTTAAATCAGCCAATACCAACCCCGTTGCCTATCCGCTTTTAGAAGATGACCAGCCTGGTATTTTTCAATATTTAATTGATAACGCGCCCGAAAAAGTCCTTGGGATTACACTTAATCCTGCATCGCCTGGTGGATATGACATTGACCCAATTCATGTCGGAGCAGGGGCGGGGGTTAACGGCTTTGAAACCTTGGACAGCCTTGTTTTCCACATCAAACATACTTTGATAGCCAAGCAGTTCAGGACGCTCCTAGAACAGCGTGTGGTGATTGGTGACGAATTGCTGTATCGCAATAATGCGTTGCTTTATGACGGCTCAAGCATTGCAGGGACGGGGATTGATGAACCGTCTGAAAGAATGCAGCGTGAAGCGTATATCAATAATCAGTTAATCGGTTCGTTAGCCAGAGTGCGTTCTGACCAATTCCCTGAGCGCGGTTTATTTGTGTCACCTCTGAAGAATATCGCTCGCTATTATCAAGACGGTGCGATGCGGCGACAAATCATTGAAGACCATAATCAGCAAGGGATTGTTGACTATATGTTCGGACGTGATGACTATGTGATTGAAAACATAGACATGGTGTGCGCTGTTCATCCAGATGCGATTTACCTACAAAACTCAGTGGGCGATTGGAAGCCAATGGGCAGTTTTAATTCAAGCAATGTCTGGGTTGATGCTGAACCGTGGAAAAAAGTAGCGGCTTGATATGAACTTTATTGAGCGACATAAAGCCAAGTTTTTAGACGATTCAGGCGTTGTTAGGGTTGTTAAAACCCGCACTAACAACGAAAAACCAGCAGATGCTGTTATCGACACTACCAACACAGAGTACAAGGTTTTAAAGGCTTTGGTGCGTTCTGATCATCAGCGTATGAAAAACCAGCCCGATTCTGTCGATAATCACTTGCGTGAAAAGCAAAGTCTGTTAAATCGTGACCGTGAGTATTTGGCACGGTGGATGGCGGCAGGTGAAAAGCACAACAACGATGTTTTGTTTTTAAATATCGTCTGGGCAGCGGATGTGGGCGAGTGGGAGTGGTTGATTGAGCTGGTTGATTATTCAATCAAGACAGACCAAAGCTGCGATATTTTTAAAAGCTCGGCAGAAAGCGTGGCGGCAAAAGCGGTGTATATCGCAGCGGATAATGCACGAAAAGAATCGGGCATTATTCCTGAATGTTTTTTTACTGTGTTTGAGCGGATTAAAAGCGGCGCGTGGCAAATTTCAGTCGATATGCAGGCTAAGTTTTATAAGTTGGGCGGTATTTTTGCTCATGAAAATGGCGAGCTTGAAACGGCAAAAGCGTATTACAGCAAAGCCGACACGCTTTACCCGAATGTTGCGGTGAAAGGTCGCTTAAAAGAAGTCACTGAATTATTAAAAAATTAAACGTGCCGATTGGCACAAAACAGAGTCCCTCAGCAAACACCGTCAGCGCAGCGCAGGATGATTCAATTTTGTTTGAAATCTGAATGCTAGGCGACTGGACGGTGTTTCTGACTATAGGAGTATTGAGATGGATTTAGGTAATCCCACAATCTGGGCGCAGTTTGGTTTGCCTGGACTGATTATTTTTGCACTGTTTGCACTGGTATGGTTTTTGATTACTGAAAACAGACGTAACCAGCGCGAGTTTATTGCCTGTATGAATGACATCAATAAAATGATGGATTCACGCCAAGAAGAAACCAATAAAACAATCAATGCGTTAGCCTTGGTTATTGAGCGCAATACTTACGGGTGTGGCGTTAAAAAATGACAGTGCCTGCGTATTTGCAATTGCCTGACCTCGTTATTAGTGAGGATGACACGATTCTTAATTTGGAGGCGTATTTTCCACCGCTGTCGATAGCGGAGTTTGAGCAAAATTATCAAGTAACCGATGTGTTTGCTGGGAAAACCCGTTATATGCTGGAGTCGGCAAAAATTGCAGTGAATGCGCAAATAACAAAAGTTGAGAATGCTATCAAGTTACCTGCTGAACAAAATGCAACGTATCGAATGTGTGTTTATGCGTGCGCTATGATGTTAATTTGCCAGCGATACGGCTCGGTTGATACGAAAACTAAGTCTGAGTTTTTGGCAGAAAGTAAGAAGAACTTGGCAGAAATTTATAAGAATGAATACCGCCGCTTACTGTTGTTATTATCGGGTGTGCAAGGGGAAATTACATGACACCGCAGCGCGTCACTACAATTGTCAATGATTTAAAAACCTATTTAGTCGGCGTTGCCAAAATACCCGCTGAACAGTATAAGATTGATTTGCTTTCAGGCGTGGCAAATGGCATTTGCAACACCGAGCAAAGCTATCAATTGAGTAATCCTGATGTGTTGGTGTTTGAGCCGCTACCTGAAGACACGCAGTTACGTTTTGATTTGGACTACACACTGTATTTAGATGTGAAGGAATTTACAGGGGATATTGCTTTTTTAATCGGGCAGTTGTTGTTTTGGCAAGCCAAAATACAGCGTGGGCAAAAAACAAGCCTGCATTATGACGTATATCTTGACCATGAAAAATCGTGCAATTTAGCGATTGAATTTGTGTTGACTGAGCGGTTTCGTGGCACGTCCGAGAAGGGATTTGAGTGTTTAAATGGCTGAAAAATCAGAACTTGAAAAGGCGTTGGGTAATTTAGTCAAGTTTTGCGGGCCTGTGGTGCAGACAAAGGTAATGCGTAAGATTGCAGGCTATATGAGTAAAGTGAATAAACGCCGCGATAAATTAAACGTGCAGCCCGATGGCAGTGCAATGGTTGCACGGAAAAGACCGCACTCCAGACCCAAAACGCCTGAACTTATGGTTTACGCATGGTCGATTGCTAAAAGTATGGCGCAGGAAAAGGGGGGGACGCCTAAAAGTCACATGGCGGAGGCTATAAAAAAAGCCGCAGAACGAAATGGAAAAGGCTCGCAAAAAATGTTCGTCAAATGGTCTAAAGGCAAGGCAAACAGAGTTTTTGTGCAGCGTTATGATGAAAGGCAAGCATCTGTTGAGTTTTATGGTAAAGCGCAGCGGATTTTGCAAGATAATCAACTGGGACGTGCGCCGAATTCCTTTCAGCCACCGCTTCCAGTTCGCGAGCTGATAGGCTTAACAGAAAATAACCAGCAAGAAATAGTCAAAATTATTCAAGAGGATATGGATTTTTTCATCTCAACTGGAAAGCTTAAATCGGTGCGTGGTAACTAATACACTGTTATTATGTATTTTTCTTTACAATATATAATAACAGTGTAAAATATAAGCATCAAAATATTAAATAAGGTGCTTATCATGTTAAGTTTTAAAGAACCTGTTGTTTACAGGATTTATAAAAATCAAGATGTTGTCGGATTAGCAATGTCAGAAAAGTTAAACGGCATTTGGGCAAGATGGGACGGTTCGGAGTTTCTAAGTAAAAACGGTTTGGTTTTCAAAGTACCTGCTTTTTTTAAACAAGGAATGCCAAAAAAATTAATACTTGATGGGGAAATTTTCCTAGGCTACGGCAAATTTCAAGCAGTTTGTAATGCGGTAAAAAATGATTGTGATGGGAATTGGCAGGCAATAAGTTTTAACGTTTTTGATATTGCTGGCAAAGGCGGTTACATCAGCAGAATGAATCAGCTTGATTCTGTTTTTTTACCCTCTCATGCAAAGATTTTAAAGCCAGTTTTGGTAGAGACTTTGCAACAGTTCGATGATTTTTATAATGCAGTTATTAAAAAAGGTGGCGAAGGCGTTATTGCCAGAGGTTTAAATAGTCGTTATCAAAGCGATGGCGATGTTATTAAGCGTAAAAATCGCCCAGATGCCGAAGCAGTAATTGTGGGCTTAACATCTGCAAAAGGCTATTCCGCTGGCTTAATAGGCGCATTAATTGTTGAGTATCAAAATAAAATATTCAAGCTACCGATTAATGCGATACAGCAAACGGTTATCTATAAGCACATCCAGAGTTGGATAGGCTTAAAAGTGACGTTTAGCTTTTTAGAGTTGTCAGCAAAAGGAATACCCAGCCAAGCCGCGCTTGTGGGAGTGCGTGATTATGAATAGTCCAACGACTGAACAAATAAAAACGGCACGCAAAAAGGCAGAATTGACTCAGCAGAAAGCTGCTGATTTAGTTTATGTGCATCTAAACAGTTGGCAAAAATACGAGAGTGGAGATGTAAAAATCCCATTAGCTTTTTTTGAATTGTTTTTAATTAAAACAGGACAGTTTATGTCAACCGAAACCGATTTTGCTTTATCCGAATCCATCCGCACGGGCGAAAACATGATGCGTTACGGTACGGTAAAAGAAATCAAGAACGGTAAGGCGCGGATTGAAATAGGCGAACTTCTAACCGACTTTTTGCCGTTTGCGATGTGGGTCATGCCCGAAATGGGCGAACAGGTTTTGGTTTTGTCGCCATCGGGCGATTTTAATCAAGGTGTCTGTTTAGCAGGAATTAACTCAACACACGCACTGCTTAAAGCGGATATAGATTTAACAGGGTCGTTTAAAGCAACGGGCGATGTGACAGATAAAACCCGCGCAATGCAAGGCGACCGTGATATTTACAATCAGCACAAACACAGCGACCCGCAGGGCGGCGAAGTAATGCCGACTGGACAAGCGCAATAATGGCAACCGTAAACCGTATGCAATCCCAAGGCATGGATGCCAAAACGGGTAAATTGCTTACGGGCATTGAGCATCTAAAACAATCCATTACCCAAATCATCACTACCCGCATCGGCACACGCATTATGCGCAGGCAGTTTGGGTCAACTGTGCCAGATTTAATTGATTCCCCCGCTAATCCGCAATCGGTTCTGCTAGTTTATGCCGCGATTGCACAGGCTTTGCATGAGTTTGAGCCGCGTTTTCGCCTCACCCGTGTTTACACCGAATTTAATGACCAAGACCTTAAATCAGGTCACGCGCTTTTTTCCATTGAAGGCGACTTTTTAGGCGAAAAAATCAACGCCGACATCACTTTATCGATTTAAAAACAGGCAAAATTTCTATTTTTGACAAATAGAAACCGCGCGTGTTTCTGCATTTTTTTAAATCCTATACGATGGTGACTCATTAAATTTAGTGTATCGCCATGCCCAATTTTAACGCCATTGACCTTTCAACATTACCGTCACCCGCTGTGGTGGAGGCGTTGGACTATGAGGCGTTATTTGCTGCACGAAAAATTGAGTTTAACGCGCTGTCCCCGCTACTTTTAGATGAGAGTCACCAACCAACAGTGATGCCTGCCCAGCTCATTACCGACCCTGACGGGTCGCTCTGGTACAAAATACCTGTAAATAATGCCGCTGGGCTTTTTTATCTCAATCTTGACTCTGACCCCGTTACCCGTTTGTTACAAGCCGATGTGTACCGCGAGCTACTGTTACGGCAAACCGTCAATGATGCTACTCACGCCACGATGATTGCCTACGCTATGGGAACGGATTTAGACAATATTGCCGCTCGTTATGGTGTGCAGCGTTTGCTAATTACCGTTGCAACTGATACCACGCCAGCGGTTTATGAAGAAGATGGCGCGTTTCGGAAACGCATTTTATTGTCACTCGAAGGACTGAGTACCGCTGGGCCTGAAGGCGCGTATATTTTTCACGCCCTGTCAGCGGATGGGCGCGTTAAAGATGCCAGAGCAGTTAGCACCGCACCTGCGCAAGTCACTGTAACTATTTTGTCATATCAAGCGAATGGTGCGGCAAGTGATGATTTATTGCAGGTTGTGCGTAACGTCCTAAATAGTGATGACATTCGCCCCATCAGTGACGAGGTGATTGTGCAATCGGCTGAAATCATCGAGTACGATTTGATTGCCAATATTACCTTTTTCCCCGGTCCCTCACATCAACCCGTTTTGGATTTGATTAATGCTAAGTGGGCAGATTACGCGAGCGTGTCGCACCGCATTGGTTTTTCATTGCAAGATTCAGCAGTCAAAGCCGCGCTGCATCAGCAGGGCGTGTGGCGCATTGAAGTGGTTTCCCCTGAATTGCCGTTAGCAGTCGGTCAGTTTCAAGCGGCGTTTTGTCGCTCAGTGTCGCTTAATGACAGAGGGAATAGTGATGCAGTTTAAAAGCCTATTGCCACGCAATCGCACCCCTGTTGAGCTGCAATTAGAACAAGCCCTAGCAGTTAAATACTGTGTGGAAAAACTCGACCCCGATGTGATTCGCAAGCTGCACAATCCTGCCGAATGCCCTGCTGATTTTTTGGCATGGCTGGCTTATTCGTTGTCTGTGGATGTTTGGGATGACAACTGGGATGAGGCGAAAAAACGTAGGGTGATTGCGGCTTCGGTGGATATTCATCGGCATAAAGGCACGGTTGGCGCGGTGAAGCGCACACTTGATGCGTTGGGCGTGGAAAATTACAAGGTCATTGAGTGGTTTCAAAGACCTGAACAGCTTGAAAAAGGGCGGTTTTTTGTTGAAATTCCACCCGATGACTCAGGGATTGATAGCGCAATTAAGCAAGCGCAAGTCATCTCAGCGATTGACAGTGTTAAGAAACTGTCGGCGCATTACACTTTGCTGTCGCATCTTGCCTGTGAATCATCTATTAGCAATGTGGTCAATCATGTCACGGTACTGCACGATAAAAGCACCGTTAATTACAGCGACAGTGCGCAAATCTTAGTTGCCAGTGCATTACCAAGCCTTGGACAATTTGCGCAAATAAATACAGCAGAATCGGTATTAAAAACAGCTTGTTACAATGCAACGCCTGTTTTATCTTGCAATCAAGCACTGACTAAAAACCCTGAATTAATCTTAAAAGTTGTCAGTCGTAAACTTTATGAATACCTGCCTGATATATCGGTTGACGCGCTGTTTAATAGTATTGAATCAACAGCGGTAGGCGGTTTAATTCGTGATGTACGCGCAATTGAAAAAATAAATTATGCAGTCAATGTCGCTTTTGAATCAAAGACCGCAATCGCGGTGGCTTCAAAAGCGATTCAAACAAGCCCCCTAAAAACTGCGTTTGATGCGGTCATTCGCAGTGATTGCCCAATTTTGATTAGCAATCAAACATTGCCTAAAAACCCTGCCTTAATCCTCAGCATTGCCAGCCGCAAGCCGTGGGAATACTTGCCTGATATTGCTGACAACGCAGTTTGTGAAGACAAAGTGCAGGTTGGCGGGTTTGCGGTAGCCTATGGTGGCGAAAAATACAGCGCGTTTGAAACGTCTGTTACTACCGATTCGCCATTGTTTGCAATCAATCAATCTTTGCACAAACCGCCCGAATTAATCATTAATTTGGTCGGTAGGAAAAACACAGAAACCGCTGTTAATCAGTCAATTAACATGGCTGTCAATGCCCAAGCGAGTGTCGGTTTTTTAAGCGTTATTTACGATGTCGAAGCTGCTAAAAAAGCATTAACCGATTCAGCGACTTTAATTGTTTGTAAGCCACTGCCCGTTTTTGTGCATAACCAGTCGCCCTACAAAACCCAGCCTGAATTACTGGTTAAATTGGCAACCCGCGCAGCGGATGTAACAGCTAATGCAGCGGTTTCAACCTATACAGCATTAGGCGTGGGTGGGCAGATTGTAGACAACTGGACACTAAGTTCTTTTACAGCGAATGCGCAAAACACGGTAGCAGGATTTACAGCCGTTAATAATATAAATCAGTCTGAATTTATTGCGCCGCTGTCAGTTATTGCTTACAGCGATTGTCCGATTTTTACCAGCAACCTTGCACGGTATCAAGCACCGCCTGAGTCGGCTTTAAAAATCGCCAGCCGCAAACTCTATCAAAAAGTAAATGCTGATGGTGTTGCAACAATAAGCACAACGGTGGACTGTTTAGCAGTTGTTTCAAATTCAAATACTGAGATTTTGGCAACAACAAGTAGTTTTAATGCGTTGCCATTTTTTGCGCAAAACATATCGTACAAGCGACCTGATAAGCCGATTCCTAACAATAGTACGCAGAGCATTGAACAAAAATTAACTGATAGAGCGATTCTTTATAGTGTTTTTGACCCAATGAATGAAGGGACAGTTTTAAGGGCAATTAGTTAGGCGCGAAGGAATGATAGCTATGTCATTTGAAAAAACAGTAGGTTTCTCAATTATTCACGAAAGAGAGAGGTAACAATGTTACTAAACATAACGCAGGCAGGGTACACCCTTGAAACCAATGCCCTGCAAAACGGTACACCCGTCCCGAAAATCAAGGAGATGGTGATTGACGGTGGCGTTTCGGCTGGGGAAACCGTGACAACCGAAGCTTATGTTGCCACCACGATTGCTTTTGAGCGTGTCAGCGCGGGGGTACTGAAAATTCACGGTGAAATCCCACCTGACGTGGAGTGCTGGGTTAAAGGCATCGCGCTACGCTTAGAAGACGGCACGATTTACGCTTACGGTAAGTACCAAGAGCAAAGCGGCGGGTTTTTCAAGGGCAAAGGCTTTGCTTTCAGCTTTTTTGTGTTGCATTCACGCTCACAAAATGTAGAGCTGAATTTCACTTATTCGCCCTTGGATATTACTGCGATTGCTGCACAAATTGCAGACGATGCAAAAACCAATATTGATGCTTACATTCAAGATTATTTCATTCAAACAACTGTGTTAATTAGTGGTTTGAGTGCTGATATGTTAAGACTTACTAATGCAATTAATTCTTTAAAAAAAGGAGGCTTAAATGCCTAATACTTTAGTCGATTTACTCGCCGCGATGGACAAAGACAGGCGCGGCGCGGCGGAGGTTTTTACTCGCTTGCCCGAGTTGGTGACCATGCCAGCGGATAGCCCTAGCGGTGGGATAGTGACGATTGATTTTGATGGTGTGATTTACAAATTGCCGTCAATTCCAAAGATGCAGGCTGATTTGTCATCAGGCGGTCTGCAAACGTTACAATCAAAAATGAATTCGGTTGATACGCTAGTCGTTAGTGCAGTGCAAGCGATTACTATGATTAACAACCGCATTGGGCAATCAAGCTCAACGCCCAATTGGAAAACTTTAGATTTTTCGGCGGCGAATACTGATGCTGACATTACTCAGACCACTTATCGTGCCAACGTTGAAGCGGGTTCTTTAGGTTTTGCGTTTGATGCAGAACAGCCACAACAGCCAGAGCGGCGTTACGCAACAGATGGTTCGCGCATTGGTGATTTTTTACTGCCATCGCATACGGAAGTTGTAGAGCAAAAGTGGTCATCGGTATCGTCAACTTTAAACGTATCAGCTTATCCAGCCTTTACCAAAACTGTACAGCAAACAACAAGTTATTCGTGGTCTTACTACTACGGATATTATTATTGGTGGTATGGCTATTACAACAGAGGTTCATACAGTCAAACTTCAACTTATGAGATTCCAGGTACACCCGTCACAGGTTCGATGACCGCGCAAACTTTTAAAGTCAATGAGCCGCGCGTGTTGAAAGGTTTTAGAATTGAAGTTAATGCCCCGAGCAGCTATATCAGTTCCAATCCTTTTTTATTGCTGGTTGAAACCACTTTTGGTGCGCCAGATTTGTCAAAACGCTTGACGCGCGGAACATTCAGGAATGACTCAAATTTCAGCTCAGGTGCAACGCAAGTAAGTTGTTTTGTTGATTTAGACAATCCTGTGCTACTCGACCCGAATAAACAGTATGCGTTCATTATTGTTTGTCCGACAGGCGGCTCGTATGTTTTGCATTATTCATCTAATAACACAAATGATGGACAAGTATTTTTTACGCAAGATGGTAACTATTGGCAAGCGGATTTAGCGAAAGATATATGCTATTCGTTTCGATTTGCCGATTTTGGTGCAGGCGTAACGCAATCCATTATTGAATTAACAACAATTTCGTTGTCAGGCGGTATTTCTTCGATTTCGCTGAAAAAAATCGCACAGGAAAACTCAGTCTGCAATCTTAGATTTCAGATTAGTTTGAACTCGCAATGGCAAGATATTGGTGTCATCAATAATATGCAGTCGTTACCCGCGCAAACACCGATTCGCGCGGTGTTCAATGGTACGCAAAAGCAAATGCCGCTGCTTGATGTGACAAACTCGTTAATCAAGGCGTTGCGACCCAGCACTAACTTTATTTACATTTCAAAAGCTGTTAATCGGCAACAAGCGAACGTGTCGTTTCGAGTAACTTTTAACGCCATTGGTTTTAAGTCACAATTCCATACTTTGAGTGTCGCTATTCGACTGGAAGATGGCACGGAAATTTTGCCGATGTCGCAACAAACAAAATTAAGCGCGGACGGCAATTTAAGTGACTTTGACATGACGTTTAAGCTGCCTGTAGGTAAAAATGTATTTGCTTATGTGGTGCGTGGCACAAGTCAAACGGCATCGTTAGTTTTCAATATGTTAGCTCCAACTGAATACAGAGGCGGTATTTAAAATGCGTATAGCTTTAGAAAGAAATGCCATTATTGGCGGCATTGTATATCTTGCGATTACTTTGCAGAAAGTTGAAGGAAAGTTTGTCGAAGTTCCAACCCTTGTTGAAATCGAGTCGGCTGATGCTTTAAATGCGGCTTATGAAGCATTTGATGCGATGCACCCTTCGGCATCTACGTTAGTAGCACCTGCGTTGATTGCAGGAAGGGTATATCAGACGGGCGAGACAGTTAATTGTGCAAGTCAGGCTGTTCTTGACCAAGGTTACAAAGACTATGCAAAACAAGTTACTCGCTTAAATATTGCGGCAACCGCAGGCGATACGCTGTCTTTGCTGGGGACAACATCCGATGCAGTGCAATTACTCATTTTGATGGAATGCGTCCGTGCCGATGCGCTGGCAAAAGCGACTACATTCGATGAGTACAAGGCAGGCTGTAAAACAGGGCTTGACGCGCTTATGCAATCGACTGATTCCCTTAACGAATTGGGCGCATTTTGCGCTGAATTTGTGGGGAAAGTGGCGGCAAAAGAAGTGGTTTTGCCTTACGCGGTCAAATATCAAGTTAATCAGATTGCTTCGGTTTTTGCAGATGTGGCAACACGGGCAACGCTGACAAGCCAGACGCTTTTATCGTAACCAATCTTAAATCCCTCTTTTAACTCCCTCCTTTCGTAAAGGAGGGCTGGGGTGGATTTACAACTAAATCCCCCTTAATCCCCCTTTAAAAAGGGGGAAACTTTGCAGGAGGCTTTATGCCAGCAGATTACCACCACGGTGTGCGAGTCATTGAAATTAACAATGGCTCACGCCCGATTAGAACGATTGAAACGGCTGTCATCGGCATGGTATGCACAGCTGACGATGCGGATGCAGCAACCTTTCCTTTAAACACGCCGATTTTAGCTTTTGGTACACGCGATATTTTAGACAAAGCGGGGAATACAGGGACATTAGCGCATTCTTTGGATGCGATTAAAGACCAATGCGAACCCACGATGATTTTTGTGCGGGTTGCCGAAGGTTCTGATGCCGCGCATACCACCAGCAATATTATCGGAGGCTTGTTAAATGGGCGAAAAACAGGCTTACAGGCGTTGCTCAGTGCCAAGATGATTTTTGGACTTAAGCCACGCATTATCGGTGTACCGAAATACGACACCGAGCAAGCTGTCGCCACGGAAATGGGCATTATCGCTGAAAAGTTGCGCGGCTTTGCGTATTGCGGGGTAAAAGCCGACACACCTGAAGCGGTGGTTACTTATCGTAATAATTTTGCCAATAAACGGCAAATGTTGTTATGGCCAAATTTTACCGGCTGGGATACCGCTACCAGCTCAACGAAAGAACTTTACGCATCGGCACGCGCTTTGGGGCTACGCGCAAAAATTGATGATGAAACGGGGTGGCATAAAACGCTATCCAACGTTGCTGTCAATGGCGTGGGCGGCATTACGCAAGATGTGTATTGGGATTTACAAGCGACTGGAACGGAATCCGACTATCTTAATGGCAATGAAATAACCACGCTGATTAATGAATCGGGCTACCGGTTCTGGGGTTCACGTACTTGCTCGGATGACCCGCTGTTTGCGTTTGAAAACTACTCACGCACGGGTGACATTATTGCCGATACGATTGCTGAAGCGCATTTTTGGGCGGTAGATAAGCCGATGTCGGTAGCGTTAATCAAAGACATTATTGACGGGATTAATTCTAAATTACGCTGGTTTGTGCAGAACGGTTATTTACTGGGTGGCGAGTGTTGGTTTGATGACAAATTTAATCCGAGTGATAACGTTAAAGCAGGTCGTTTAACCCTTGATTATGACTACACGCCTGTGCCACCGTTGGAGGATTTGACTTTTCAGCAGCGGATTACTGATAAGTACGTCCTTAACTTAACCAAACAACTCTAAGGGGATTATATGTTACCGCATAAGCTTAAAAACTTTGTGTTGTATGTGGATGGCGTGGGTTACGCGGGGGAATGTGAGGAAATTACCACCCCGAAACTGACCCGTAAAATGGAGGAATATCGCTCAGGCGGTATGGACGCGCCCGTTGAAATTGACGTGGGCATGGATAAATTGAGCATGGAATTAACGCTTGGTGAGTCAGTTCCTGCGCTCACAGGGACGTTTGGTGCAACCACCATTGATGCGGTCAAAATCCGTTTAATGGGCAGTGCTGAATCGGATGATTTAGGGCAGGTTATTCCAGTCGAAATTGCGGTGCATGGACGGTTTACAGAAATTGACATGGGCAATTGGAAACCAGGCGACTCAAATACCACGAAATACACTTGTGCCATTTCTTACTTTAAATACATTTCAAACAGCAAAGATATTTTAGAAATTGATGTGCCAAAAATGATTTTGAAAGCCGATGGTAAGGATATTTATGCCGCGCGGCGCAAGGCGTTGGGCATGACGTTTTAACCCCTTTAATCCCTCCTTTCATAAAGGAGGGCTGGGGTGGATTTGCAAGGCTTTAAATCCCCCTTAACCCCCCTTTGAAAAGGGGGAGACTCCCTCCTTTCGTAAAGGAGGGCTGGGGTGGATTTACAACTAAATCCCCCTTTGAAAAGGGGGAAACTTTTATTCACAGGATTATCCACAATGAACGAAACACATAAAATTACGCTAAAAAAACCATTGGAACTGGCAGACGGTCAACAGTTAAGCGAGTTTGAGATTGAAGAACCGAATGCGGCAGCTATGAAGGGCTTGAATCGGTTTGATATTTTGATGATGAATGATGATGCGCATAAAAAGCTATTGCCGCGTATTAGTAAGCCTTCCATCAGTCCTGCGATGTTTGAAAGAATGTCGCTGAAGGATACGCAAAAAATTATGACAGTGGTGACAGGTTTTTTTGTGGATGCGGAGGAAAACTCCCAGGCGATGTAATGCAAGCATGGGCAGTGATTAATCGCGGCATTGGTCACTGGCCGCCCTCTGAAATGGACGATATGTCGCTTGAAGAACTGGAGGCTTGGTACATGATTGCCGTTGAAAATATTGAAGCCGAAATTAAGGCTAATAAGGTTTAGATAATGGCTAATCAGCTCGCTTTACAGGTCACATTAGGTGCGGTCGATAGAATGACCGCGCCACTAACTGCGTCTTTAAATGCCAGCAGGTTGCTGAACACAGAATTACGACAATTACACGCTAATCTTCGCGCGTTACGTCCTGAGCTTTCTGCAACCACGCACGGCATTCAATCGCTTGCCACCGCAGAACGCAACGCAGTACAGCATATTCACAATGCCAATGCAGCTTTAAATAGACAGCTCAACACGCTGCAACGGCTGCATACTTTGCCGCCTTTACCGCCACCGCCACCTGTTCCCCCTTTACCGCCCAATCCACCACCCAGACCTAATCCACCGCCACCACCGCCACCTGTTCCGCCGTTGCCTGATTACAGGCGACAGTTAGATGCTAATCGGCAAATTCGCCAAGGCTTAATCGGTGAGGCAATGGGTGTTGCGGCGATTGGCGCGGCATTTGCGTTCCCGATTCAACAAGCAATAAAATTTGAATCGGTGATGGCAGATGTAGCAAAGGTGGTTGATTTTACGGGTGGCGCGACAGGCAAAGAGTTTAAAAGCATCGGACAAGAACTGTTGAAAATGTCAACTGTGATACCGATGGCTGCCAGTGGCTTGGGTGAAATCATGGCAGCGGCAGGTAGCGCGGGGATTGCTAAAAAAGAATTGCTACAGTTTACCCAAGATGCGGCAAAAATGGGGGTAGCGTTTGATATGTCGGGCAAAGAAGCAGGCGCGGCAATGACAGGGATGCGCTCTATTTTTGCACTTAGTCAAAAAGAAGTGGTTGGGCTAGGGGATTCTTTTAATTATTTGTCAAATAGTATGGATGCAAAAGCAAGGGATATGCTTAACATCGCTAACCGCACTGGTTCAATGGGCAAGCTTTTTGGCTTAACAGGTCAACAAGTAGGTGCGTTGAGTGCGACATTTTTAGCGTTAAAATCGCCGCCTGAAATTGCCGCCACAGGCATGAACGCTTTAATGTTAAAGCTTGCTACAGCCGATAAGCAAAATAAAAAGTTCCAAGAGGGTTTGGAAAGTTTAGGGCTTAGTGCGGCTGGCTTGAAAACGTCTTTAAAAAAAGATGCCCAAGGCACGTTATTAAGTTTTCTTCAGACAGTAAAAAAAGCACCTGATGTAATGGGAACGCTGTCTGATTTGTTTGGAGCTGAATACGCTGATGATATTGCGAAGTTAGTATTAAATCTTGATGTGTATCAAAAATCACTTGGTTTGGTTGGTGATGCACAAAAATATGCTGGCTCAATGGAAAATGAGTACCAAGTGCGCAGTGCAACAACCGCTAATGGCTTGGAGATACTTAAAAACAAAGCGGTTGCGTTAGCCATAAATATCGGCACTTTACTATTACCCGCCGTTAATGAAATTTTTGGCATTCTAGGCGATGGTGTGTCAAAAATAACCGCGTTAGCCGAAAAATTCCCCTTCCTGACAAAATCTATATTTTTAGCAACGGGTGCATTGCTTGGGTTAAAGCTGCTAATGATAGGAGGGTTGTTTTTCAAAACCATCATTAGTGATATGTTGATTTTTGGTCGGATGATTATTGGCTTTGTTATACCAGTGATTCAGTCACTCTACACAGCTTTAATGTTCAATCCGTTTGGTGTAGTGATAGCAGGCATTGCTGTGCTGGTTGCGGGGCTAGCCTTTACGATTTACAAATACTGGTATCCAATTAAAGCCTTTTTCACGGGCTTTTGGGATGGTTTAATGCTGGGAATAGCCCCCGTCATTGAAGCATTAAGCCCGTTGCAACCGCTATTTAGCGGTATTGGTTCAGCGGTTTCAGGGTTAATTAATTGGTTTATGCAGTTATTTTTGCCAATTCAATACACCAGTGCTGAATTGCAAAATTGTACCAACGCAGGGATGGCATGGGGCATGGCAATGGGCGCGGTAGGCTCGACAATCATGTCAATCATTACAACAGTTCTACAAGGATGGTCATTACTGGGGACGTTTATCGGTGAAACCGTAGCGGCTATGGTCATTTGGTTTACTGAGCTGGGGTTAAGAGCAATTGAAATATTTGCCAACTGGCATCCAATGGATCAAGTCTTTGCGGCGATGCAGCCCGTTATCGACTTTTTTGCCAATTTATTGCCCGCGCAATTTGTTGAATTTGGCAAAAGCCTAATGACCTCATTAGCAAGTGGCATTATGGCAGCGATAGGCACGGTCACGGGTGCTGCGTCATCAATCATTGACTCCGTTAAAGGCTTGTTTTCAGCGGCAGGCAATGCCAGTGCGGTGACTGATACTGCTTTACCCGCTGGACAAGCAGCGGCGGCAAATAGTGCGGGGTGGAAATTAGGGCAAACTTCGCAAGTTTTTGAATCGGGCAAAGGCGGTGCTGGAACTATTTCAACGGGCAAAGGCGATCGTGGCGGGGTGTCGTATGGCACTTATCAGTTGTCATCAAAAGTAGGCACGTTGGCAAAGTTTTTAAAATCGACCGCCTATGGACAGCAGTTTCAAGGATTGAGCGCGGGTTCAGCGGCGTTTAATGCAAAGTGGAAGCAACTTGCAGCATCAGACCAAAACTTTGGCACGGCGCAACATGAATTTATTAAAAAAACGCACTACGACCCGCAAATGCAGGAGTTAAAAAAATCAGGAATTGATTTATCTGGTAAGGGTGCAGCGGTGCAAGATGCGATTTGGTCAACTTCCGTGCAGTTTGGTGGTGGCACAAGCTTAATCAAAAAAGCGTTGGCAGGTAAAAATGCCGCTGCGTTGTCTGATGCACAAATTATTTCGGCGATTCAAGATTATAAGATAGCTAATAATAACAGTTTGTTTTCCAGTTCTTCAGCCGCTGTTAAAGCAGGAACGGCAAATCGCGCCGTTGCTGAAAAGCAAAAACTGCTTAAATTGGCAGGTGCTGGTACATCTGCTAATCTGACCGAGCAGCCCATCGCGGCAGCTAAAAAAGCGAAAGCTGTAGTTAAAGACGTGCCAGTAGAAACACCTAAAGCCAAGGCTGCTGTTAAAGATGTGCCAGTGGCAACACCCAAAGCTAAAGCTGCTGTTAAAGGATTGCCAGAAATGCCTAAGCTACCTGTTATTCCTGTCACTGCCAGTGCTGTACCCCCACAAAACACAGACGCGCTAAAAAAGGTCAAAACCAGTGGTATCGTTGCAAATCAGCCTGTTTTGCCTGATTTGCCGCCCAGCCAAGAACTGGCAATTAACATCCCTGAAGAACATATTAAAAAGTTTGGTCGGCAACCGACTACTAAATCTATCAGCGAACAAACATCGGCGGCTAACGCATTGGAGATACGCGGGTATTTACCCGAAACCGCGCCTAAATCTGTACCTAAAAAAGACATGGGGCTAGATGGTCTTTTCGATGTAGTGATGGGCGCGGCAATAAACCCACTTGGCACACTCATTACTGTTATTCCATCGCTAGTTAAAAGCGCGTCTCAATCACCGCTTAATGCTATCGCTTCAGCGACACCTTCAATGGATAGCGTTGCCCAAGTGCGTCCATTTATTGAAGAAAATCGACAGGCTTCTGCGACTTCATCGCCCACTGCGCCGATGCAGACAGCAAACACAGGAACGGTTTATAACCAAACTTTTACAATCACAATTAATGCTGCACCAGGAATGAGTCCTGAGCAAGTTGCAGCGCAGGTAGAACGCAAATTTAGAGAACAAACTTCTCGTAACGGGCAGATGTTTGATGGGTTTTATTAAATGCAAATGATATTAGGCTTTTTTGTTTTTACGCTCTCCACAGCGAGTTTTGAGGAATTTGACCGCTCGACCGCGTTTAAATGGTCGGCACATGAACGCATCGGGCGGCGCAGTACCCATCAATATTTAGGCGTAGATGATGAAACCATTTCACTGTCGGGGACGATTTATCCTGCGTTTAAAGGCTCGACTTTATCGTTGACATTGTTGCGAGAAATGGCAGATTCGGGCAAATCGTGGATTTTGATTTCAGGAACGGGCAATATTTATGGCAAGTTTATGATTTTGGATATTAAAGACAAACGGTCGTTGTTTATGAGCAATGGCGCGGCGCAAAAGATTGAGTTTTCCATGACCTTAAAACGCTATGATGATTTTAACGACACGCTAGAGAGTATTGCTGATGCGTTATCTAGTTGAAACTGACAGCGAAACCGTTGATTTAATTTGCTTAAAGCAATACGGGCAGACGGCGACTTATACGGAAATGGTGCTGGCGGCGAATCCTAAGCTGGCGGCATTAGGAATGTTTGTGCCAATTGGCACGGTTTTGGTTTTGCCCGAAGTTAAGCGTGTAGCAGTTAAAAACCAGAAAAATTTGTGGGATTAAAAAAAGGCGGTGGTGAGCCGCCTTTTTTGTTATTGAGGAAAACTAAGTTTTAAGTTTTTATCGTTCTTGCCACTTGCTCAAGTTCGGCATAACGCCCTCTTAACTTATCATTGATAGTGGTTAACAAGTGATAAAGGTTTTCTGGGTCAATGACTACTTTTTTATCAGCCTGTCCAAACAGGCTAGTTACCGTCTCAAGAGCTTGAATACCGCTGTCTAACTCGTTTAATTTGTCGAATAAATCAGTAACGCTGCTCATTTTACACCCCCGATGACAGAGTAAACCAATACGTTTTTACCATCGTTTTGCTTTACCTTCACGTCCAAGAAGCCAGTAGATACCATCTCGTTCAAACAGCGTTCAAAGACATCCAGTAGATTTTTTCGTCCTCTAAAAACATTTGTCCAGCGTTTGAATTCATAAATTTCCCGCGCAGTGGCTTCAATGCGGTGGTCATTAAAATAATTGAGGATAGCTTCGGTTTCTGCGGTGGAAATTGAGGGGGAATGTAAAATAGGTTGAATGGTTTTTTTAGCTAAAAAATCAAACGCAGACATGGCAACGGGTGTAGCTTTTAAGGTTTCATGGCTTACGGCTTCGAGTGCGTTTTTCAGTTCGGATTGAAACGCTTCAAACTGTGGCAAGCTCAAGGCTTCTGATTTAGGCGTTAATAATGTTTGCAACTGTGCCAACGCGCTGTTGGGGGCAAAGTACGCACCGTTTTTTCGCAGACTGGGCAAAACTTCTGCCGTAACCCATTTTTTAAACGCTTTGGCTTCTGGTTTGGTACTTCTGAGGATTGAGGAATATAAACCTGATTCGTTGATAATGAGAGTTCCACGTCCGCCTGTTGGAGAACCCAAACCGCCAATTTCGCGGTTTGACTTTTCATCATCATCTAATTTTTCACACATCTTATGAGCATCGCTATAATCTAAAGCGTCAGCAACATCTTTGGCAACAAACCAAAGTTCACTATGTTCGTCTGAAATGATGCGTAATGCGTGAGATTGAAAGTCGAATGTTTGTACTGTAGGGGATAATTTTGAATTAGGCATGATGCCACCTTTTGTGTTTATTTTCTAAAATAAAGCCTCCGAAGAGGCTGGTTAGGAGCTTAGAAACCGTCACAAAAGAACCGGCGGCGTTTATTTAGATATATCACGCCACACCCAACCAGCAAGCGCAATTATACCTGAAAGGCATAAGCACTGGGAAACTGATAGGCAAAAAAATACCGCTTGCGCGGTTTAAACGCTTTTGTGAGGAGTTTTCTAAGACTCTGTGCAAAAGCATACACCTGATTTTAAAGTAGTGTCAATTTTTAACTTTGTAAGTGATGACGGGCTTACTGAAAAACTTACTTTTAGAGTAATCGTTTCAACAATTCATCACGGCTTAAATGAAAGTGTTGCGCAACATCATTCAAAATAGCGGATAACGTGCCTGTTTTTAAAGGATTATGCGCTGGCACAGTAATATGATGTTCACCGTTTTCTAAAGTCGTTAAACGAATGTGGCTTCCCGTTTGCCGCGTCATCTGATAACCCAAAGACGCTAGTTCTTTGACTAATTGTAATCCGGTTAAATTGCGCGGGAGCTTCATGCTGCAATCACTTCATCATGGACAAAATGCAACCGAATCACGCTGGGTTTTTGGGCTTCTTCAAAATGACACACAACCGCATCACGGACGTTATCACGAAGTTCGGCAACGGTTTGGGCATCGGTATAAATGGAATAACCCAGTGCTTTGGCAATAAAGCCGCCTTCAGGTGCATCTTCAACTAAAAAAATGATTTCGTTCATGGTTAAATTTTCTCTTTCTTTAGGCATTGATTGACACTAGATTATAGCAGTCCATTTTAAACAATAGTCAAATAACCCATGAGATTGAACCATGATTCCCGTTTACAAAATCGAAGCCGGTGACAAAGACATCACCGCCACCATTCGCCGCCATTTAGCCTCTTTTCGCATCACCGATGCAAAGGGGTTTGAATCCGATTCATTTGAAATGACACTAACCGACCCAAACGCAGAAATCGAATGGCCCACCATTGAACGCCGCTTAAAAGTGTCGATTGGCTATGATGATAAGTTGGTATTTAAAGGGGATTACACAACCGATGAGGTGAGCTTTGCAGGCCCAGCCGACCATTTTGTAATCAAAGCGCGGGGTGCGGATATGACCGCTAATAGCCCGTTGAAAATTCAGCGCACAACCTCTTGGCATAAAAAAGAGTCTTTAGGGAAAATCATTGAAGAAGTGGCAAGCAGAAACAAGCTGAAGGCAAAGGTTTCTAAGCGGTTTTACGATATAAAAGTGGAACATATCGACCAAAGTGCAGAATCTGATTTGAACTTCGTCACCCGTTTAGCGCATAAATATTTTGCAATTGTAAAAATAACCGATGGTAATTTGATTTTTGCCGACCAAAATACCGCAAAAACCGTTTCTGGCGATGATATGCCAGCATTTAAAATTTTTTTGCATCAAGTAGCACGCGATAACGGCTACCATTTTACCCACGCTGGCAAAAGTGAATACACAGGGGTGATTGCACGATGGCATGACGTACAGGAAAAAAAACCGAAAGAATTTGAGTATAAACCGCTGAAAAAAACGCGGACGCATTACAAGTCGGATAAAGAACGGGAAGCCGCCCAGCGCAAACAAAAACAAGAACAAGACCTTAAAAATGCCAAAACTAAAGAGGAACATGAGCAACTTAAGCGGCAGCAGGAGATTGAAGACCGCGCTATTTATGGTGAGAGCGGTAATGTAAAAACGCTAAAAAAGGTTTTTGGCAATGAAGAAGAAGCCATGAACGCAGCGGAGGCTGAATATAACCGCTTATTGGCGGGTAAAGACACCGCTGAAATTACTTTGCAACAAGCGATTCCTGAACTGACAGCCGAATGTAAAATTGAGTTGGTGGGATTTCGCAAGGGCATTGATAGGTTTTGGATTACTAAAGAAGTGTCGTTTGATTTTTCAAAGTCATCGGGCTTGACGGCGCACTTGCAGTTAGAAAAATCTCAGATTGCAGAGGATTTAGATGCCGAGGATGCTGCGATATGAGTTTTGCTTAACAGTAATTATCTTGTGAACTAGATAAAATCATGCGTTTTTGAAGGATAAAAACGCATGGTACAACTTTATAATGATGACTGTATGGCAGCATTGACAACGCTGCAAACGGGGAGTGTTGATTTTGTTTTGACTGATTTGCCCTACGGTATGACAAGTAATCAGTGGGATAACATTATTCCATTTGAGCCGATGTGGAAAGAATTAAAGCGAATTTGCAAGCCCAATGCGGCAATTGTTTTGCACAGTATGCAGCCCTTTACGACCAAGCTGATTGCCAGTAATTACAAAATGTTTAAGTATTGCTGGGTGTGGGAAAAGAATTGCCCGACTGGACATTTGCTGGCTAAGAAAATGCCTATGCGTAGCCATGAGGATATTTGCGTATTCTATGCGCGGCAATGTCTCTATAAACCACAAATGCGCGCTGGATTTAAGCCCTATACAAAGCATTCAAAAGGTACTGGATCGTCAAATTATAACGGCGGTAACAAGCCTCATATTACAGTGAGCGATGGCTCGCGTTATCCTTTATCCTATTTGCGTTTTGTACGCGATAAGGAAAGAAAACATCCAACGCAAAAGCCTGTAGCCTTAGCTGAGTATTTGATTGAAACGTACACGAATAAAGGAGATGTCGTTTTAGATTTTACGATGGGCAGCGGTACAACAGGCGTGGCAGCAAAAAATCTTGGTCGGCGGTTTATCGGTTGTGAAAGGGATAGTGCTTATTTTAAGTTAGCTCAAGATAGGATTGGCGTGTAAATTCACACCTGATGATAAAGCCTCAGTAATGGGGCTTTTTTATGCCCGCTGGTTTTGCAGAATTTGCTTTAGTTCTTCGGGTGATTTAATCTGAAATTCAACTAAGACAAGCAGATATTCAAGACAAGTTGGGGCAACTTTTTTGTCACCACAAATAGCTTTAATCATTCCTTTTTGCTCACCTGTCATAAGCAAATGGATATTTGCCGTGTGATTTTCCTTTCCTTTGCTGGCATTCTTATTTCCAATTTGAGACTCAGTATTGCCGTGTGGTTCTGTCATTTTATTTATCCATCTGGGTTGCCAGTATCCGACTGGCGGCGGTTTTTTTAAATTAAAGTGGCTTTATTAACCAGTATTCAGTTGCAGCGTAATAAATCGACTGTCCAAACTGTGTGTCGTCCACTTCAATCGCGCCGTTATCAAGTACGGTAGCAACCCGCATGGTTTTCCCTTTATTAATTCCTTTATCAATCAAAACTAAATCACCGACTAAAACTGCTTGAGTGAATTTTGATTTACCGCGTGGTTTTAAATAACCGTCTTTGCCTTTTACTGCCATGATGTTTACCCTTTATGAGTGATGCGCGGTATCCGACCGGCGGCGGTCAAGTTGCTTTTCAACTTATGCACATTATAGCTCTGTTTAATTCGTTTTACAACAAAAACAATTTTAACTTTTACAAAACTCATATCGCAGAGGGGCTGGGATAGGTTTCGCAGCCCTCGCTGCGAACTTTTTTAATATCAATTTAAGGAAAATGAAATTGAAAGAGCCGAAAGTCATTGTTTTTGCTTTTTTTTGTGAAAAAACGATTTTCACAAAGTGAAGGTAAATGAAGAGAAGTGAAGAATACACATACCCCACGTGCGCACCTCGCGTATTGGCGGTTGATTTTATTTTACATATATCGTGGCGGAAAGGGTTAAGGTGGTTAAGGTAAGTCTTTTTAACTATACAAAACAATAACTTAATACTTAACAAAATGGTTAAGGTTTAGTTAAGGAACCTTACCGCAAAACTTACCCAAACCTTAACAAAACCTTAACACGCCGAAAGCCTTGAGTGGCGTGGCTTACAGCGGTTTTTATAAAAACAACCTTAACAAACCTTCACTGTTTTGTTAAGGTACTAAGTCATTGATTTGTTAGGGTGTTATCAGCACACCTTAACAACCTTAACCCTTTCCGCCACGATATATGTAAAACCAAACAACAGGCACAAAAAAACCGCGTCTAAGCGCGGCTTTTAATTGGGGCGGATTCAGTGGGGATAGAATCAAGCCACTTGTTGCTGCATCAACCGATTTACTTGCTGCTCCAATTTCACAAGCCGTTCCTTTTCCTGAGCAACAGACAAAATCTCTTCCTGTTGTCGCTCAGGCAGTGCGTCTAAAAGCTCCATCATTATTTTTCTGCGCATATTTATTGGTTCGTTTGCCGAGTTTTTGTACATATCCCCTTCACCTTTGATTAGCCATTGCAAATTTATATCCGGCATCTTGTTCGATAGCTCGACGATAAATTCAAAGCTTGGGTAACGTTTGCCGCTTTCTATTTCCGACAATGAACTTCTAGGGCATAAAATTAATTCTGCAAACTCCTTTTGGTTCAATGACTTGTATTTTCTTATGGCGATTATTCTTTCGCTTATGTTCGACATTTCGACATCTCCACTTGAATGATTCGATAAACCGAATTATCATATCTATTAACGGTGCAAAACGCACCTACTAAAGATGACTATATACCTAATAAATAAGGATATACAAGTGGATAAACGAAATAAAAAAAATACGCGAAAACTTGATTACAAGACCTTTTACGCGGTTATTAATCGCTTTAAAAGAATGAGGACGAGCCTGTGCAAAGAGTCCAAAAAGCTTGGGTTTCATCACGATTTGGGTAAACGTGCATTACTCGGAGAGACACGAGGTGAAGTGAGTTTGAAACGAAAAGAATTACTCATCAGAGTGTCAAAAGGATTGACGATTGAAACTGAAGCCCAAGAGCTAGAACCAGAAACAACTACCGGAGAGCCAACATGATTATTAAGTCAGGAAACATTGTTTTTGACACAGAAAATCCATTATGCAAGGCAAAACTTGCGATTGCGCAAGGTCAGTTAATCGGTTTTTTCACTTTTATTGACTGGTACTGGGGCGAGCGCAAACACACCCCGACAAAAAAAGACACTATTCAATATTTTGGCATCTTGGAAGAAGATGAGGATGGCGTTGTAGTTCAGGCAGGTTGTCGCAAAGTCACTCTTGAATCTGTAAAAAACGTCATGGATTACGGCGCAAAGTTTACAAAATTTGAAAATTAATCGCTCCGCAGATCTCCTCTGCACACTTGGCGCGGCTTAACCGCCGCGCATTTTTTTAAACAAAAACGCATTGACTAGGCAGTTTTAACCTCACCAGAACTTAGGTGTCGTTGGCAAAACACAAGCAAGTAGCAGTGCGTTTCTTTTTAAAAAATAAAAACTAAATAGCGGAGCATTTCAATGGCTAACGAGCGAGATAAATTAAAACGGCTGTCAGTGACGATTAACTTAGTCAATCAAAATGGCTATTCATCAAAAACAGTTTTCAACAACAAAATATCTGGTGACCCATCAGCTGTGCTGCTGAATGTTATTAAAGAACTTGGATTTATAGCCTATTTTAATCTCCCGCATGAACAGGCATCTGAAGCTTTCATCAAAGGCTCTCTTAAGGCTGAATATGGCAGAGAGATAGTTGATATTGAGGATTCTGATGACGTGCCATTTTAAGGGGGGGGAATGGCAAGTCTAGACGCGCTACACGGCGAAATCATCGCAAAACTGAAAGCAGAATATCAATTTAAGGAGAACGCCCGCTATTTGCATAGCGGAATTTGCCCTACCTGTGGACGAAAAGATTTATACACCAGTGCTAAAAAACCGTATTACATCGTTTGCAATCACCGTGATAGCTGTCAATACGAGAGCAATATCCGTGAACTTATGCCGGAATTTTTTGAAAATCTGAATGAGCGTTATCCTGCAACCGATGAAGACAGTAATGCAACTGCAAAAGCGTATCTATCCTTAAAGCGAGGTTTTCCTGTCGAAAAAATGGCGGGCTGGTTTGAGCAAGGCGCGTTTAGTCGCAGTAATGGCAATCGCAGCACCCAAACAGTCCGATTCTTCCTGTCAGAAGACAGGAAGTTATGGTGGGAACGGTTTATTGAGCCAGTCGATTTAAGACAGGCAGATGGCACGGTTGAAACCCGCGACTGTAATTTCCCCAAAGGCGAAGACAGAACGGGAATTTGGTGGATGCCACCAGCGCTTGAAATAGCCGAAGGTGATACGGTGTATTTGTGCGAAGGGATTTTAAAAGCAATCCCTTTTTTGCTGGCCGATAAAAAAGCCGTATCTATTATGGCAAGCGGGTCTTTTCCGCATAAATCAATCAAACCACATTTGGGTAAAAAGGTGCGTTGGGTATGGGCATTAGACAGTGATGCCGCTGGACGCAAAGCAACCGTCACGCATCACCATGAACTGCTTGGTATGGGCGAGTTGTCATCCGCCATCTTTTCAACAGAGTATGAAAAAAAGCTGGATTGGGATGATATGGCGGTCACATGGGCAGATTTTGACCACATCAAAGAACTTGAATCAACCTACCCAAAAACCGCTACGCAGGTCAGTGAGCTAAAAAAACTGAATGCCAAGTTCCCCTTTTCGGAATCGGCTTTTAAACGGTATCACTATTTTGGTGATTTGGAGCTGGTTGATAGCTATGCCCGTAAAGGCTTTTTGATTTACAACCATCGGCAAGACAGTATGCAGGATGGGCTAGAGTCATCCGCTTATTTTTGTTATGAATTTGGCAAGCAAACATTTTCAGCCGATGTAAACAAGCAGGCTTTTGACAAACAGGTGGCGACACTCAATGTTGATAGACCCGAAAGCGAAGGGGATGCAAATAATTACGATGCTTTTATGTCAAGTACCGACATTAAAAAAATTGCAACGTGTAAGTTTTCATTTTTATATTATCAACAACCTATTTACAGCGATGAGGGCGACTATTTTTTTAGACTGGAAGTGGTGAACGGCGTAACGAAACTGGTGACATTCAAAAATTTAGCAAAAGCATCGTCATTTAAAGAACGTTGCCAGCTTGCGCCGGGCGCAAATTTTATGGGGGGCGATAATGCGCTGTCATGGCTGTATAACCGCTGGATGAGTTACAAGCCGCCAGTGGTAAAAGTCATCAATTACGCAGGCTATGTGGCTGAATTGGATGCGTATATTTTGGGTGATTTGGCTATTCAGAGCGGGAAAATCATCAAGCGCAATAAAAACGATTTTTTCCCCTTAAAAAAGGGCGGCATAAAATCGGTTTCGGATTTTGATTTTAGCCTAAATAAAACCGTTGATTTTTGCTGGGTAAATGATTTTAAAGCGGCGTTTAAAAACTATGGGTTAATTGTGCTGGCGTGGTGGATTTGCACGATTTACATCGGTCAAATCAAGGAAAAATACAAAGATTTTCCGTATTTCGCCCTGCTTGGCACATCAAATTCCGGAAAAACGCGCATGGTGCATTTTTTGTGGAAATTAACCGGTCTGGATGGTCGAAAAATGCCAGTAACACCGGGTACGCTTGTTGCGTTTTACCGTCAACTTTTGCGTTTTAGTGCGATTCCAGCGGTTATTAATGAGCTTGAAAATGAGGAATACAAAGACCAAGCGCGGGTACAAAAGAAAAAACAAGTTGAGCTGAATGACCTGAAAAAACTGTATGACGGTGAGCCACTTTATGCGCGTGGACGTGCAGATGGTGGCAGTAATAATGTCGATAATCCTGTTTTCAAAAGCAATTTAATGTTAGTGCAGAACGTTGAGATAAGTGATGTGTCAGAGTCAATGGTCACACGCTTTTGCAGATTATGGATGGACACTAAGCACCATGATGATAAAGGACGTGCTGCATCCGACCGCCTGGACGCTCTAACTATAGAGCAAGTAAGTGGTTTCTTAGTGCATCTATGTGTCAATGCTAAAAAGTTTTTAGCCGAATATGACGCGAATATGCAGCGGGCGAAAAATATGATTACTACAACGGGTGGCGACTGGATAAAAAATAGCCGTGTTAAAACAACTCATGCTCAATTGCTTGCGATGATTTACACCTTGCCAAGTATTTTGCCTGGCATTAGTGATGAAGACATTTTTGATTTGGAAGAAGATGTGTTGAGGATGGCGGTTGAGCGGCAGAGAACGATTGACGGCGATAATGGCGTTGTTAAGCGGTTTTGGGAGCAGTTTGACTATCTTGATAGCCAGTTTGTTGAAATGAACGGCAAAGTAAACAAAGACTTAATGAATCACATTGCCGTGTCGAAACGTGACCGTTTTATTGCGGTTCATATCCCCACTTTTTACAAAGCGTGTAAAGAAAGCAATCTACCAATACCTGACGTGGATGAATTGCATAAGTATTTGCCGACCAGTAAAGAACGGCGGTTTATTGAAACGAAGCGGATAGAGTCGTCTATCACAAGAATAACGACACTTTGTTACATTTTTGAGAAACCAAAGTAGATAAAAAAAGGCGTGAAAAATAACTTTAAGGAAACACTACGATGTTGTATTTTTTTAAATTTTAAAACTTGGAGATGAGAGTTAAATGGGTATAAAAGATTTGTTGCTTGATATTTTAATTGAGTTAAGAGGTAAAAATCAGACAAGATTGTGGGGAATTGATGATTTATGTGTTTATTTTGGAAAGGGAAAAACGACAGTAAAAGAAAAGATTACTTCGTGTCCTGATTTTCCAAAGCCTTTCTCTGTGAATAAAACAGAGCCAGTTTATCATCCTGATGAAGTTATCAATTGGGCGCGGAAAAAGCGGGGGTAATTTAATCATCTGTGTCAAAATTGTGTCATAAATTGCTGTAAGGCGCGTTAATTCTAGCTTTGAGTGTGCCGAAGAGAGGACTTGAACCTCCACGAAGTTACCTTCACTAGCACCTGAAGCTAGCGCGTCTACCAATTTCACCACTTCGGCATGAAGTCTGACTTTTAAGAAAGCCAAACTATACAAGTTTGGCTTTACCTTGTCAAAAAAATCATAAAGCTTGGCATCTTTATATGACTTAAAGCTAGATTAATCGGTAAAATACGACTTTTATTGTTACTTTATTCTTAAAACTCATTATGCGTACTTCTCAATTTCCTCTTAGCACGGTCAAAGAAACACCCGCCGATGCCGAAATCGCCAGCCATAAACTTATGTTACGCGCGGGGCTGATTCGTAAACTTGCCTCAGGACTTTATACTTGGTTGCCGCTGGGCTTGCGGGTATTACGCAAAGTAGAAAAAATCACCCGTGAAGAAATGGAAAAAGCAGGCGCGTTGGAAGTTTTAATGCCTGCCTTACAGCCTGCGGAATTGTGGCAAGAAACAGGACGTTGGGAGCAGTACGGCCCTGAATTAGCTCGTTTAAAAGACCGCCATGAGCGTGATTTTTGCCTAGGGCCTACGCATGAAGAAATTATCACCGACTTTGCCCGGCATGAATTGAAAAGCTACAAGCAATTGCCCGTCATGTATTATCAAATTCAAACCAAATTCCGTGATGAAATTCGCCCGCGTTTTGGCGTGATGCGCTCGCGGGAATTTATTATGAAAGATGCTTATTCGTTTCATTTAACACAGGAATCGTTACAAGAAACTTACGATGTCATGTACACCGCTTATAGCAATATTTTCAATCGCTTAGGGTTAAAATTTCGTGCAGTGGTAGCAGATTCGGGTTCCATTGGCGGCGCGGTTTCGCATGAGTTTCATGTCTTAGCGGATTCAGGTGAAGATGCGATTGCCTTTTCAACAGGCAGCGAGTATGCCGCCAACGTAGAAAGTGCTAACGCGCTTTTCACCGAACAACCGCTTGCCGCAGGCACAGAAACCTTTGCAAAAGTAGCCACCCCAACGCAAAAAACCATTGCCGAGGTCAGTGAATTTTTAACTGTTCCTAGTCAGCGGATTTTAAAAACTCTGGCGATTATGAAAATAACCGCTGCTGGCGAAGTGTTTTGCAATGTGTTTTTACGCGGCGACCATGAATTAAACGAAATAAAACTGCGCAAGCTTATCGGTGAGTTTCGCTTTGCAACCGATGAAGAAATCCAAGCCCAGCACGGTTGTGGCGCGGGTTTTATTGGCCCTGTGTTAGAGGCGGCTTATCCTTGTTTGTTTGATTTAACTGTCAAGAACATGGTTGATTTTGTTTGTGGTGCCAATGAAGCAGGTTTCCATTTACGCGGTTGTCATTGGACAGACGATGCCAAAACCAAGGCTTTTTATGATAAAGCACTGGCAAACAACGCCTTTTACGATATGCGCAATGTGGTGGAAGGGGATTTAAGTCCAGACGGCAAAGGCACTTTAACCTTGGCGCGGGGCATTGAAGTGGGGCATATTTTTCAATTAGGAACAAAATACAGCGGCGCGATGAATGCGGCAGTGATTAACGAAGCGGGTAAAAATCAAATTATGACGATGGGCTGCTATGGGATTGGCATTTCGCGGGTGGTTGCCGCCGCCATTGAACAAGGGCATGATGAGAACGGCATTATTTGGTCAGAAAACTTAGCCCCGTTCCAAGTGGTGATTTGTCCAATGAATCTGCACAAATCCGAACGCTTAAAAGTCGCCGCCGACCAGTTGTATCAGGATTTATTGCAGGCAGGTATCGACGTATTATTGGATGATAGAAAAGTGCGGGCGGGCTTTATGTTTTCGGATATGGAATTAATTGGTATTCCACACCGTTTAGTATTAAGTGATAAAGGCTTGGATGCGGGAACGATTGAATACCGCGCTCGAACAGAAACAGAAAGTCAGGATTTGCCGCTGGCTGAGATTGTAAAAATCATGGCTGAAAAATTGGCTTAACTCGTTAAAATCTCCAGTTTTCCTTCGTCATAAAAGGAAAACTGGAGAGAGTTTCTAAAATAGGACGGGTCAAAATCTCATGACAACACAAACGCTTTACAGTCAATTAAAACAAGCCAATAGCGAAGAAGACGTAAAAGATATTTATATCAAAACGTTAGATTTAACTGGCTATACCAAAGGCTTAATTGATATTCGCACCAATGAAATCTGGTTTGAAGCGAAAATCGGCGGCGGGCATTCCTTTTATGAAATGTTCACCCAATTACTGCATTATGTGCAAATCGCTTTAAATAGAGGTGATAAATTACCGCCGTTATTAGCGGTGATTGATACTGAAAAAGCCGCTTTAATGAAAACCTCGGATGCGCTGGCTTTTTTGGAAAAGAAAACCATCAAATGGGGAAAATCCGCTTCCCACTATTCAAAAGACGCTTTAAATGAAATATCGGCTTATATTGGCGCGTATTTTGTGCCGTTTCATTTAATCACCCATGAACAAGAATTTATTGAAACAGTTAAAACGGCAATTAAAACTGGCGAAATTTTAGCGCGACAAATTACCCCTGATAATTTAAAGCAAGTTTTTGATAAATGGGTGTTAATGGTTGGGCGAAACTTAAAAAATGCGGATGAGCAGAATTATAACGTGCTGTTTTTTGCCGACATTATGCACGATGGTTTTATGGCTACTTATGAATTTCCGATTAAACTCTGTTTTGAAAACCGAAATGATAGTGTGCCGCTGTTTAGAATGCCGAATAAAATCTGTGAAGTAAAAGATAAAAGCAGTTATCGAAAATTCTGGACATTATATCAGCGTCCGCCCAAAGAAAAATATTGCCATGATTTATTAGAACGCCGCGATAGTTTAATTCC